AACTGCTCAACTTTCTAATAAAGTAAAAGAGCATAATGCAAAAGGCAAGGGATCTAAAGCCACACTAGGAATGCTAAAAGCTGTCTATCGTCGAGGAGCTGGAGCTTTTTCAACAAGTCACGCCCCAAAAATGAGTCGTCATGGATGGGCTATCGCTAGAGTAAATGCATTTTTAACCTTGCTGAGAACTGGAAAACCTTCAAACTCAGCCTACACCCAAGATAACGACTTACTGCCAAAAGGTCATCCTAAAAAGTCGAAAGCAGAAATGACCGAAAAGCAAAAGAAAGCTCTTGATAAAAATAAAGACGGAAAAGTTACAAAAGAAGATTTTGAGTTACTGCGTAAAAAAAAGTCAAAGAGTGCTTTTAAATACGAGAATCCAAAGACCGGAGAAATATTGATTTTTAACAGTCCCGGACTACGCAGAAAAGATGGAGAGGTTTTGATTTATTTAGGGGAAATTAAAGCCGCTGAGTACAAGGGGCGTAAAGTGACCTTAAATAAACCTTTTAGAACTCCTAAAGGGCCAAAGAAATTTGCTGTTTACACTAAAAATGAAAGCGGAAACGTGGTCATTGTGAGATTTGGTGATCCTAATATGGAAATTAAACGAGATGACCCCGCGCGACGTAGATCTTTTAGAGCTAGACACAAGTGTGATACCCCCGGTCCAAAATGGAAAGCTCGTTATTGGTCTTGTAAAAAGTGGTAATAAAAATATTTTACCAAAGGTCTAGGGATGTATACATTATGTCTCTAGACCTTAATTTCGAATGATTTAATGTGGTATAAAAACCTTACTATAAAATTTAAAAAAGACGGATTTGGATGTCAGTTGAACGCTAAATTATCTGGGTTAGCGTTTTGTGAAAATCATATTAATTACAGATATGTTCACACACCATTCACTGACGTATCTCATGGATGTAATGCCAGTAAAGATTATATTGATAAAATAAATACATTTGTAGGTATACCTGATAATAGAAAAGGAAAAAAAATACATGTGGCAATGACGCATTGTAGTCAGGTGTTTAATAACCCTTCCCGCTGGTGGAATAATAAATCGCTAGAGAAAATACGTGGATACTATTGGACAAATGAAAAACCTTATTGTATGCCCGATATTGTTGTTCATATAAGACGAGGCGATATTCACAGAAAAAGAACAGACGGTGAAATTCTTAGATTTATTCCTAATAGTTGGTACAACAAACATATACCAATTATTGCAGATAAATATCCAGACCATTTTATGATAGATATTTTTTCAGAAGGAAAGATTTCTGATTTTTTAAACATAACAAAAAATTGGCCTAAAGATTTAAAACAAAGAACAAGATTTAATATATCTGAACCAGACGATATCAATAGCGAATTTGACGTACTAACCGCTTTTCATCATATGGTATGCGCTAAAGTTTTTGTACAAGCTAAAAGTGGGCTTTCTTATACGGCTGGTCTTTATAATGAAAATCATGTATATTTTTTGACAGGTAGTAGAGCAATGGGACAACATACACCTTTAAAACATTGGTTCGATTATACAAGGAAACCTCTATGATTAATTTAATGACACCTATCAATAATTTAGGATATGGCGTGGCGGGTCTTAATATATTAAAAGCGTTGCAAAAACAGACAGATGTTGCGCTTCATATTATTGGTCAGCCAGATGTGTCTTGCGATGAAGATATCGCCGCAGTTAAAAAGGGTCTAGAAAAAGCTAAATTGTTTGACCGCCGAGCACCTTGTATTAAAATATGGCATCAGAACCAAATGTCCGAACGTATAGGTGATGGAAAGTTTATTGGTTTTCCTATTTTTGAATTAAATAGTTTTAACAATGTAGAGAAACACCATTTAAATTCCTGTGATGAACTTATGGTCTGCTCAAAATGGGCCAAGTCAATAGCAATGGATCAGTGCTATTATCCTGTTCCTCCTGAAGTTTTAGACAACAGAATACATGTTGTGCCTTTAGGGGTAGATACTGAGATTTTTAAGCCTCAAGTTTCAAAAAGAGACAAGACAATCTTTTTTAATTGTGGCAAATGGGAAAAACGCAAGGGGCATGATGTTTTATTGGAATGTTTTAATCGAGCATTTAGATATGAAGACAATGTAGAATTATGGATGATGTGTTATAATCCATTCATTGGTCAGCAGAATCAAGGATGGGAAAAACTATATAAAAATTCTCCATTAGGCAGCAAGATTAGAATGATTCCTAGACAAAAAACACACCAAGATGTGTATAATATAATGAAACAAACAGACTGTGGAGTATTCCCAGCTAGGGCAGAAGGGTGGAATCTTGAATTGCTAGAAATGATGGCGTGTGGTAAGGACGTAATAGCAACCAATTATTCGGCGCACACAGAATTTTGCAACAAAGATAACTCCTTCTTGATTGATATTGACAGTCTTGAGCCAGCACACGATGGTGTATTTTTTACAGGCGATCATGGAGAGTGGGCAAGCTTTAACGATTCTGCCAAATCTCAGCTTATCGAACATATGAGAAACGTTCATGGCGTTAAACAGCAATACTTAAATAGTTGGGACAAACAGATGCATGATTTTTGCTCTCCAAATCGTGCAGGTATAGAAACAGCAAACAAATTCACTTGGGAAAATTCAGCACAGGAGTTATTAAATGGACTCTAATTTTAAGTCGCCGAGATCTATTTTAAATTTTTACAAACAGGGTTTTATTGGCGCAGTTTGTGATGAGCTTGATGTTAAAAAGCTATTGGGCGAATTGCCAATGCCAGTTTTTGGAGCTGCCGCCTACGACCTATGGGGAAGTGGAGAGGGCAAGCTAAGTCTGCCGTTTAAGTGCTTACTAGAATTTGATCCCGGTTTTGGGCCAGCAGAAAGGCAAACCACTGGAGACTGTGTTAGTCATTCCACTAGAAATGCAATCGACATTACTAGAGCAGTAGAAATTAAAAACGGGGAGAACGAAGAATGGGTGGCTCGTGGAGCTACAGAGGCTATATATCAATCTCGTGGACACAAACAACAAGGTATGACATGTTCGGGAGCTACTAGATATGTATACGAAAATGGAGGTATTCTGGTTAGAAAAAATTACGGAGATGTTGACCTAAGTGTTTACAATTCTGGATTAGGAGCTAATCATAGAATACCAAATAGCATTTACAAAACCGAAGCACAAAAACATCAAGTCAAAACAGTTTCCAATGTTAGAACTGTAGAAGAAGCTAGAGATGCTTTGGCAAATGGTTATTCTCTTTCTGTTTGCTCTGGATATGGATTTTCTTCCAGACGAGATACCAACGGTATCGCTAAACGAGGAAGTGGATGGAGTCACGCTATGGCATGGATTGCTTGCGACGACACTCGTGAGCGACTGAACGAAACACTGTTCTTAGTGCAGAATAGCTGGGGAATGTGGAATGCAGGCCCAAAAGCACACGGACAACCGGATGGTAGTTTTTGGATCAGAGAGCAAGATGCTAGAGGTATGCTTGCTGGCGGTGGAGCTTGGGTCTACAGTGATGTGGATGGATTTCCTCCTAGAGATATCAAATATACAATCGACGAGGTGTTTTAATGAATTTACCACAAAGAGCTGCTATAGGCGCTGTTGCTGTAGCGGGATTTATTTATGTTACAAATATAGAAGAATTTAGAGGATTTGGGTTGCAGGATGAGGAAATCCAAGCTATAATAATTGGGACTACAGAAGGTTTCATACAGGCTGAAAAAGATGTTTTTGACGTAGAACCTGATGTTATACCAGATGATAATCTTGTCCCAAACCCCGATCCTAAAAAGTGTCCGTGTCAGGGCACAGGAAAAATAGAAAATGGAGATGGACATGTTACTCCCTGTCCATATCATGGACTTAGCGCATCTGAAGAAAGCGATATACAACTGGAAGAAGTTTGTCCATGCGGCTGCAACAAAATTGGCTGCACCTGTTCAAAAGGAATAATGTTTAGAAGGTGATGACTTTAGTTTAAATCCGGCGTGCCCGGATCAGATTAGTAGCTTACCTTTTGTTTACTTTTTTTTATTGGAGACTATTATGAAATTAAAATCTTTACTTACATCCAGACGTTTCTGGGTTAGTGCAATTGGTCTATCCGCCGTGATTGCCAACACAACTCTAGGAATCAATCTTAATGAAGAGCAAATTCTTGGAGTCGTTACAATTGTAGTGGCTTGGGTGATTGGAGACACCATTCGTGAAACTAAATTAGAAGATAAATCAGAATAGGATTAGTTAAATGGAATTCTTGAGTTCTTTAAGTTTAGTTCAGTGGATATTTGTATTAATAGGATTAGGCATCCTTGGTTCTTCATTATTGCCTTGGCTCAAAGATAAATTTGAAGATTGGAAAATTAATGTAAAAACTGATGAAAACGAACCTAATACAATTGATTACAAAAATCATGATCTAACAAATTTAGTATGTAAATGGGAATGCTTAGTAGATGCATGTGAGTATATGGACTTACAGGCCGCTACAGAAAAACTCTATGAAGTGTTTCCATTATTAATTGAAGTGAGAACTGATGATTCTGACAAAGAAGAAGAATTTTAGAGGTATAAAATGAATAAAGCCCTCATAGGCTTGGCATTTGTACTGATTGGATTATTCTTGCCACAAATTCAGGAAAGGATTCCTGATATTTTGGTAAAGCCAGAACCGGCTCCAATTATACAAATAGCTCAACCAGATAAAAAAATTATTGACAAAGTTTCAAGTATAGCCGCATTAGTTACCGACGATATGGATAGAGTTAAACTTGCTATATTTAATGATATATTTTCTAATAGAATTTTAGATTACGATGCCGACTCTCAACAAATTAACGATGTTTACACTGAGGCTGCAAGAAATATTTTTGGAACTTCTATGAGAGGCAAATATCAAGGATACGCAGATGGCATTACAAAACTTTTTAAAGAAGTTTTAGGAAATCAAAATCATCAAGTATCCGATGTAGAAAAAGGACAATTAAGTGTCTACTTTCGCGGACTTGCTTGGTGTTTAATAAATCAGGAGAAGTAGATGGATATTATAAATGTATTAAGAACAAAAATTCAAGCAGATATGAATAAAGCAACTTGGGAAGTAAATCGGATATTAGCTAACCCCCTAGCAGATAAAGCTTTAGAGAGCTTGGAGGAGTGGACTTCAGTTTACACTATAGCGAATGCTAAATTAGATATGTTAAACAGATTAAAAGGACAAATGGACAGCGACGAACGTATCAAGCAGATGGATCAGGCCAAAACTGATGAAAACAAGAATTAGTTTAATTATATTAGAAATAATGTGTGAATTTCAAGTTTTTGGAGGTAGTAATACTAGATTCGTAGTAGATGATGATTATAACATTATGTCTAAATACATCACTACAAAAACAGCCGAAGACACTCTTCAAGATCTAATGTATGAGTATACTAATATTGACGCTAGGCTTTATAATCCTAAATTAATGGATTTTATTCACGAAGAAAAATCAACTGAATGCGAGGCTGTATATACTTTAACTATCCCGAGAGATATTATATCTTTAAATAAAGGATATATTGTAGAAGAATCAGAACTTTTTATAGAGAATAAATATGAACGAGCCATTAGGAAAACCCCAAGATCATTTTACTGATACGGATTTGTTTTCAGTTTTGAATATTTTTGTTGACAATGAAGGAATCATGCAGTATAATTGCGACTGGGACAACACCGCTGAAGGAATTTCAGCTGTTGCTTCTATATTTTATAAAATTATGTTTGACGATTTACCTGAATCAATATTGGCAGAAATTAAACAACAATGCGTATTAAATGGTAATGAAGAAAACTACATGCAGATTATTAGTCTTATAAGTTCTTTTGCAGTTGAAAATAACAAAGAAGATTTAAATACTAATGATGATGAAGTTGTAGTTCAACCTGATCAAGTTTTTCATTTATAGGAGTTCAAACATGTCTCGTAAGCGAATTATTTGGAAAAGTTGGAATGCTCAGGAAGAAGATTACTTGTACGAATTAGAGGAAGAATTAAAACAACTAGAAAACGAATTACTGGGAGATAATGCAGCCAGCGATCCTAACAGCGTGCCTTTGATTCCTATGTTTGACAAAACATCTTTAGGATTAATACATACTCCAGTAGGGGTTTACCCAATTGAATCTATGTTTAAACCCTCCAATAGATGGGACTGCTGGATAGCTACCACTAGTTTTGATATAACAAAATCGATCAAAAATAAATTAAAAAAGATCCAAGGAATAGAAGCGTTAAGAATTTTAGGTAGATATACTTTTTTTATAGGCGTTCCTATCACATTTGATTTTAAAAACGTTAGAAAAGACATTGAAAAAACAATATGTGATTATACAGAAAGAGAAATATTAGACGAGGAACTTCAGGAAACTGTTGATCTAGTTAAAAAACAAATTACTAGTAAAAAATATTGGTCAATACTAGTGACACCAAGTGGTAAAGTTGACTATATTGTATCAAATGATCTGGATAAAAAATATCTAGATGGTTTGAATGAACTTTTGGAGCTTAAAAAACTTTTAGGCGGTATTATTTTAAGAGGTGATGATGGATAACATTGAAAAAAAATTTGAAGATTTATGGAACGATTCTAATGTGCAAAATATCATGAACAAAGTATCTAATAGATACAATCGTAAAATTGATTTGGACGATTTAGAATCAATCAAGATGGATGTATTATGGAAATGTATTGATAAACATGATCCAAGCAAGAGTAAATTTACTTCTTATTTGTATCAACAATTAACATACGCCATGAAAAACAAACTAAAGAAAAAAAGTAACGAGTTTAATTGTGACTCTATAGAAAAACAAGACGATAAGTATCAATCAAAATTGAAAGTTATAGATGCTGTATCTGGTCTGGATCAAGAAGCTATTAATATATTAAGTCAGCGATTTTACGATAATATGACTATGGCAGAAATTGGAAAACTTAATGGATATAGCCGTGAAACAGCCAGAAGAAGGTTAAAATCTGCTATTAAATATTGTCAAGAGAGTTGCTTGTAAAAATATTTTTTTACTTAAAAATATAAAAATTTTTGCGTATATAATAATTAGGAACTGGAATTATTCGGAAATGGAAAATCTGTATTTACTTTTTCACTATTTTATAGGGAGATTTTCTCATGCCAGTTCCTAGTTCAACTTCTGACTATTTAGTCAATACCACTGGTGGTGCTTTTGTATCACAAAGACAAGGTGGTACTCTTTTAGGCAACGGAACCACTGGTTCTGTTATTACTAAAGCTTTTCTTATCAAAGACGCTACTGACGGCGACATTAAAGTTCCATTTCCAGTCGCTAAAACCTCTGGGATTTACGGAACTCAAAAAGCGCTTAGCTCAGGCACTTTTGCTTACTTCGCTGCGGGCAGCTATGTTATTCTAACTGCCAGTTCCACGCTGTCTGGGGTTGCTTCTACCGAGATGCTTATTCCCGGCGCAGAAAAAGCAGGACGACGCGCGATTATGGAATTCCAGCACGATTTTGGTGCTGAAATTGCTAAATACTTCCTTCATGGTAGATATTCATTTACTGGTCGAGATCGAACTGGAACGAAGTACAAGAGAAGATCTGCTGCTTTGTTTACTAATCTCGCTAATAACGGTATTCAATCGGGCGGTCCAGCCAGAGCAACGACTTACATGTATGACATTACTGATGGCGATGCAACAGATAAGGCTGCTGACTCTGCTGCAAATCCAACTCGTGCGATTCCGGGTGAATTGGTTATGAAGGTCGATTTTGTTACCACCAGCGTTTCTACTGGCGGCGACTTCTTTGATTACAAACCAATCACTGGTATGTAAAAATCTGGGGGCTAGCAAGTTATTTATTCTCCTTGTGAAGATGTCTTGTGTGCTTCGTGAATTAACTTCTGGCCCCCTTTCTTTTTTTCTTATCATAACCTTTTAACCGCGAGGTCATCAATGAGTGAAGCTTGGGATTTAATTAGCAAGATTACCGAAGTAATTGGTATGGTTGCTGTTCCCTTTTTTACTTGGGTTATTTATACACTCGTACAACAAGGGAAGCAAATTATCGTGTTAGAACAAAAAGTAAATGATTCTCTTAATCAAAGATTAGGCAATCTAGAAAAGCGCGTAGTAAGTGTAGAAGAAAAGGTAGATGAGATTGGTGAAAATATGATGGAATGTAGAATGCTAATCAATGACACCAAAAACATGCACAGCACTATTAACACAAAGTTTGATGTCATAATATCTAAATTAGACAAATAAAAACACCCTTAAATATAGCTTTATTTGACCTGTCGTTTTTTTACAAAAAGCGGCAGGTTTTTTGTTTTTTTGTAGTGAAATTTTGATCTCAATGGTGTATAATACTCTACGTCGATAAAGTTAATGAAATGAGGTTAAAATGCAAGTTACTAAAGCTAACGGAAACAAAGAAGATTTTTCCGTTGAGAAAATACATAAAGTTGTTGAATGGGCTACAGATGGAATTAACGGTGTGTCCTTCTCTGATATTGAAATGAATGCCAACCTGTCTATTTACGATGGCATCTCCACCAGAGAAATCCATCAGATCTTAATTAAGTCTGCAAATGATCTGATCTCCACTGCCGAACCGAATTACCAATACGTCGCAGCCAGACTATTGAATATGCAATTGCGCAAAGAAGTTTGGGGCTCTGGAGAACATCCTATTTTATTTGGCCATTTAATTGAGCGAAATGTAGACAATGGACATTATGATCCTAACATCTTAGAAAAATGGTCCGCAGAAGACATTATACATCTTGAGGGTTGCATCAACCACAAACGCGACGACGAATTTACTTATGCTGGATTGCAGCAGATGATCGACAAGTATCTTATTAAAAATAGAGAAACTGGAGAGATTTACGAAACTCCTCAGTTTGCGTACATGTTGATTGCTATGTGTCTTTTTGACGACATATCTGATGTAAAATCGGCTTACGAGTATTATTCGAAATTCAAAATCAACCTGCCGACACCAATTATGTGTGGGGTCCGCACAGTAAAGCGTCAGTTTGCCAGTTGCGTTCTTGTTGATGTGGCTGATGACTTGGATGGTATCTTTTCATCAGTACATGCTGTAGGTAAGTATACTGCAAATAGAGCAGGTATTGGATTAAATGTTGGACGTATTAGACCTATCAATTCCCCGATTCGGGGTGGTGAAGTAATTCACACTGGTCTTATCCCATATCTTAAATGTTTTGAATCTTCTGTAAAATCTACCACTCAGAATGGCATCCGTGGCGGTTCTGCTACTGTACATATCCCATTCTGGCATTACGAAGTAGAAGATGTAATGGTGTTAAAGAACAACGCAGGAACTGATGACAATCGTGTTCGCAAGCTAGACTACTCTGTTCAGTTTTGTAAGTTATTCTATGATCGTCTGATTGCTAACGAAGATGTCACACTTTTTTCACCGCATGAAGCTGTGGGTCTTTATGAAGCATTTGGAGATAATGAAAAATTTGAAGAGCTTTACTTAAAGTATGAGAACTCAAGATCTCTAAAGTTTAAAAAGAAAGTTCCCGCAAGAAAGTTGGCAGAAATATATGCTAGAGAACGACTGGAGACTGGCCGAATTTACAGCATGAATATTGATTCAGCTAATGAGCATGGCTCGTGGGATATTCCATGCTACATGTCAAACCTTTGTCAAGAAATTATCCACCCCACAGTTCCCATCAAAGATATCAATGATGAAACTGGGCAGATTGGAATTTGTATTTTGTCTGCATTAAATCTTCTAGAGCTTGTCAACGAGCGCGAAATCGCGAAGGCTTGCCAGATTGCTGTACGAACTTTAGATTCTGTTATTGACTATCAAGAATACCCTGTAGTGGCAGGAGAAACTTTTACAAAGTATCGTAGGTCTTTAGGTATTGGAGTTACAAATCTAGCTGGATTTTTAGCAAAGAATAAAATAAAGTATGAAGATCCTGAAGCTCTTAATTTAGTCCACGAAATTATGGAGCAGATTCAATGGAACTTGATTAACGCTAGTGTTGACCTAGCCAAAGAAAAGGGCGCGTGCGATGGTTTTGGTGAGACCAAATATTCCAAAGGTTTACTGCCTGTAGATTGGTACAAAAAGACCGTTGACGATATCATCAAGCCAACCTACAATATGGACTGGGAGGCGCTGAGAAAGCGCGTGGAGAAGTATGGG